AAATCAGAAACTGAAACTTAAAGATGGCAAAACCAGCAAGTAGAACACAATTAGTAGATTACTGTTTAAGAAAACTGGGTGCTCCTGTTTTAGAAATCAATATTGATGATGATCAAATTGATGACTTAGTTGATGATGCTCTGCAATTATTTCAAGAACGTCATTTTGATGGTGTAGAGAGAATGTACTTAAAGTACAAACTTACACAAGCAGATCTTGATAGAGGGCAAGCAAAAGGTACTGATGGAGTTGGTATTGTAACTACAACCGCTACTTCTACAAATATATCAGGTTATGGAACCACCACAAGTAACTGGTATGAGACTTCTAATTTTTTACAAGTACCAGATTCTGTAGTTGGTATAGAAAAGGTATTTAGATTTGATAGTAATACCATTTCAGGTGGTATGTTTAGTATTAAGTATCAGTTATTTTTAAACGATCTTTATAATTTTAATTCAGTAGAACTTCTTCAATATGCTATGGTAAAATCATATCTTGAGGATATTGATTTTCTATTAACAACTGATAAGCAAGTAAGATTTAATAAGAGACAAGATAGGTTATATTTGGATATTGATTGGGGTTCAGAAAGTGCTGATACGTATTTGGTTCTTGATTGTTATAGGGCATTAGATCCAAATTCATTTACCCAAGTCTATAATGATAGTTTCTTGAAACTATATTTAACTGCATTGATTAAAAGGCAATGGGGTCAAAACTTAATTAAGTTTAAAGGAGTTAAACTTCCAGGTGGTATAGAATTGAATGGAAGAGAAATATATGATGATGCTGAAAGAGAAATTGATAGTATTAGACAAAGAATGGCAAATGAGTATGAATTACCGCCATATGATTTTGTAGGTTAATGAGATATGGCATTAAATCCGTTTTTTCTACAAGGTTCTTCCTCTGAACAAAGATTAGTTCAGGAACTTATTAATGAGCAATTAAAAATTTATGGTGTTGATGTAACTTATATACCCAGAAAATTTGTAGAAGTTGACAATATATTAAATGAAGTTCAATCATCTAAATTTGATGATAATTTTACTATAGAAGCATATGTTAATACTTATGATGGATATAGTGGACAAGGTGATTTAATGACTAAATTTGGAATGAGTTTAAGGGATGAAGTTACTCTTACCATTTCAAAAGAAAGATTTGAAGATTTTATTTCTCCATTTATGGCTGGATTGGTAGATGGAAGTGATACTGGAATAACTCTTGCTACTCGACCAAGAGAAGGAGATTTAGTTTATTTTCCATTAGGACAAAGATTATTTGAAATAAAGTTTGTAGAACATGAAGATCCTTTCTATCAGTTGGGAAAAAATTATGTTTATCAACTTAAATGCGAACTCTTTGAATATGAGGATGAGGTTATTGATACTTCTATTGATGCAATTGACACACAAGTTGAAGATGAGGGATATATTACACAATTACAATTAGTTGGTGTTGGTAGAACTGCATTAGCAACATCTACAATAGGTATTGGATATGTAAGAGAAGTATTTTTAAATAATGATGGTTATGGATTTACAGCAAATCCAATAATTACATTTACAGAATCCCCTACAGGAGATACTGCAAGAGCAGTTGGACTTTTGACAACTAGAGCGAATATTACATCAATTGAGAAGATTTTACTAACAAGTGCTGGTGCTGGTTATACTATGACACCATCTATTAGTATTAGTGGTGGAGGTGGTGCAGGTGCAGCAGCTACTTGTTCTATTGAAACTGTATATAATGGTGCTATAAGATTCAGTGTTAATGATGGTGGTGTTGGATATGGAACTGCACCAACAGTAACAATAGAGGCTCCAGGTGCAGGAACCAGAGCGACTGGAATAGCATCTCTTGGACAATCTGGATCAGACAGGATTGTTAGAAGTATATACGTAGAAAATCCAGGAATTGGATATTCTGTAGCACCAACAGTAACAATTGCCAATCCAGAATCTATGGTTGGTATTGGAACTTATATATTTAATGAAACAATTGAAGGTTCTCTTTCTAAGACACAAGCAATAGTTAAATCTTGGGATAGAGATACCCTTATACTTAAGATTTCCAATGTTGGTATAGGTTCGACTATTGCTGGATTCCGTACAGGAGAATCTATAATTGGTAAAGAATCTGGTGCTGAATATAGTGTTGCTATATTTAAGCAAGAAGATATTGACGATAAATATAACACTGGTGATGAGTTTGAAGGACTTGGAGACGATATTTTAGACTTCACTGAAACAAATCCATTTGGTAATTATTGATGTTAGGAACTTATTTTTATCACGAGATAATAAGAAAAACCGTTATTGCTTTCGGTACACTGTTTAACGATGTTCACGTTAGACATCAAGATGCTTCTGGGAAGGATCTTAATGATATAAAGGTTCCTATATCATATGGACCACGACAAAAGTTTTTAGCAAGATTGGAACAACAACCAGACTTGAATAGGGCAGTTCAAATAGAACTTCCAAGAATGTCTTTTGAAGTTAATAATATTTCATATGATCCAAGTAGAAAAGCTGGCGTAACACAAACATTTAAAGCAAAAGATGGTAAAAATTATAAGAAAGTTTTTATGCCAGTCCCATATAATTTGGGATTTGAATTAAATATCCTTACTAAATTGCAGGATGATTCGCTACAAATAATTGAGCAGGTATTACCATTTTTTCAACCAGGATTTACTTTATCAATAGATTTAGCAAAATCTATTGGCGAAAAAAGAGATGTTCCAATCGTTCTTGATAATATAGAATTTACTGATGATTATGAAGGAAATTTTGAAACCAGAAGAGCATTAATTTACACTCTTACTTTTACTGCTAAGACTTATATGTTTGGTCCTATTGCAGATACTACAGATGGACTTATTCGTAAGGTTCAATTGGATTACTATACTGATACTGATACAAGAACAGCATCTCGTGAAATGAGGTATACCGTTGCTGCTAAAGCGAAAAAAGATTATAATGATGATAAAGTAATTAATGAAGCAGATGATCCACTAATTCCATTGGGAGATGATTTTGGGTTCACTGAAACTTCAACTTTCTTTGGTGACGGTAAAGAATTCAGTCCAACTCGTAAGATAGATATTTAATCATGAAAGATAATTATGACGATTTGAATGATACATTTAATACTGAAATAGAAGTTCAGCAAGTTAATGAAGGTGGTTGTGTCCGAAGAAAAGATAAATTAACTGATGTTACTGACGAGGCTGAACAAGATTATAAGTATGCAAGAGCACAGTTATATTCATTAATTGAAAAGGGGCAAGAAACTTTAAATGGAGTTATGGAACTTGCTGGTGAAAGTGCGAGTCCAAGAGCATATGAAGTTGCTGGACAAGTATTAAAATCAACTGCAGATATTACTGATAAATTAGCAGATCTTCAAAAGAAGATGAAAGATTTGGATGAAGATAAACCTAAAGGTCCAAGTACTGTTACTAATAATGCTGTTTTTGTTGGTAGTACATCAGAACTTCAAAAGATGCTGAAACAAGAGATTCTAAATAATAAGGAAGAATAGTAATTGCTATGAGTTGCCCTAAAGGAGAATACTACTGTAGAACATCTGGTAAGTGTAAATCTATACCTGCTGGACATAAAGTTACTGCTGATGGTGATTTAATTAAAGAAGATAAGAAGCAATCTTATGGTGATATTATTACACAAAATGCAAATGAATTTAGTAATACATTAAATAAGAGTAAACAGGTCAGGAAATTTAAAAACACTGTTAAAGATTTTGGGGAAACTGGAAAGATTGATATTAAAAATTTAGTAAATAAAAATAAAGATTTACCAGATTTTCTAAAAACTACTGGTAAGAAGGCTTTAATAAAAACATTAAAAGGTCTTACCACAAAATTAAAGACTGAACAATATTCTGATTGGAGATCTGAATTTAAAATAGAAGAAGAAACTACACTTGATGAAGGAAAGAAGACAGTATTAGCAGGACTTCTTGCAATTCCATATTTGGCGAAAAAGTTTTTGTCACCAACAGTTGATAGACTACTGAACCAAGGGAGAAAAACAAAAATAGGTGGAGATACAAGAAGCGGTATGAAAACTGAAGGATTGAAGCAAGCACGTAAGAATATTGGGATGGATCCTGATAAACCTTCTTGTTGGAAGGGGTATAAAGCAAAAGGAACTAAGAAAAAGGGTGGAAAGGAAGTTCCTAATTGTGTCAAAGAAGAAATACAAGGTGGAGTAAACGTAGAAACTTATACTGATGGTATACAGTTTAATGAAATAGAAACTATAGATATAATTAAGACAAAACCACTTGATCCTTCTAATTGGAGAAGTGAGTTAATAAATACAAATACAGGACATTAAAAAATCATGATCACTAATATTAAAGGATCTCAAGCCGCATGTGGCACTGATGCTGCAGGTGCTTCTACATTTGGTAGTGCAACAGTGGTTCGTCTTTGTAATAATGGCGGTACTGCAAGATTAGTAACCGTTATTGATGAAGTTGGAGGATCTACTACAATTGGAACATTTACAATGCCAGGTAACACTGTTGAGTTTGTAGAGAAAAAACCAACTGAAGCAATTTTTGCTGCAAACGCTTCTGTTTTAGGTTCATCTGTAGGATACGCAAATTAATAATTTAATTTTATATTATGAGTCAGCAAGAAGTATACTTAGGTAATCCCAACCTAAAGAAGGCGAATACTCCTATAGAATTCTCGGAAGAAAATATTCGAGAATTTTTAAAGTGTAAAGAAGATCCAATATATTTTACTAGAAATTATATAAAGA